TTTCCAAAAACCCCCCAAAACAGAGAAAGGATATACCTTGTTGGATATTTTGGAGACAGAGGTAGACGATCGATATTTCCTATCGGAGAAGATGATAGAATATATAACAACAAGCAAACCGGGGCTAAACCAAGAGCCGAATATTATTCATCAATCACAACTAAAGAAGGAACACGAAAAGAAAACAACTTTATAATAACAGAGCCTCAAGTCAAACAGATAGGAAAAGTAAATAATGGAGATTCTGGAAAGGTATTTGATCCTAATGGACTTGCTTGTACTTTAAAATCTTTAGGTGGTGGTTGGGGTGCTAAAACTGGATTGTATAGAGTATCTGCTGTACGATCTGCTGGTAATAAAGATGGAAGCAGATATTATTATGAAGATGATGTCACACAAACCATAGCTTCTAATCCAACATCTGATAATTTACCGATGGTTAATCAAACTTCCATACGCAGACTTACGCCAGTGGAAACGATGCGCTTACAAGGTTTTCCAGATAATTTTAATGAGTTTGGATTGTTGGATGGCAAGAAGGTTGTTATAAGTGATACACAAAGATACAGACAGGCTGGAAATGCGGTTACTGTTGATGTGGTTGAAGCAGTAGCAAGAAAAATAAAAAAATTATTATGAATAGCGGATACATCAAATTACATAGAAAATTACTAGATAATCCGATAGTAATGAAATCATCTGATCATTTTACTGTCTGGATGTATTTACTGTTGAATGCCGCTCATAAGAAATATGATACATTAATCGGATCAGATAGAGTAACATTGAATCCCGGACAATTAGTAACAGGAAGAAAAAAGATAGCAAAAGATTTAAAAATAAATGAAAGTAAAATTCAAAGGATTTTAAAACTCTTTGAAATCGAACAACAAATTGAACAACAAATGAACAACCTAAGTCGAGTAATATCAATAGTTAAATGGAGTGACTACCAACAATCGAACAGCAAAGTGAACAACGAGCGAACACTATACAATAATACTAAGAATATTAATAATATATATATAGATCAATTTAATCAATTTTGGAACTTATACGATAAGAAGGTTTCTAAACCTAAAGCGATTACTGCCTACAAAAAAGCATTAAAGAAAGTAGATCATCAAACGATCATGGATGCTTTAAAAGAACAAAAAAAGTTATGGGTAGGTAAAGATAAATCATATATTAAACATCCTACTACATGGCTGAACCAAGAATGTTGGGATGATGAGTTAATACAGCCATCAAAACCTTCATTAAAGCCATTATTTAAAAAATTACCAACTGGATTATATAGGGCATATTGTGCAAAATGTGGGCTAGATCATTTTCCTAATGAATACCAATTAAAAGAATCTACTTCCTGTTGCCGGGATGATTTTGTTCCAGAAAAACCAGAAATAAAAAGTACAAAAGAAATTGATGAACAAATCGTAAGGAGTGTTTATAATTATGAGTAAATACGTTATATGGGGAACAAATAAAACAATTAAAAATAAATACAAAGAAAAGAATCCAGATGCAGAGGTGGCTGATAAAAGAATTAAGCATTGTTTAATTTGCAATATTTGTTGGGAAGGTAATAGATTCAAGAACAAAAACAAAACGAGCCAAGACTATAAAAAGAAATATTATAGATATTACAAAGATTTTCCTAGTTATGGAAAAATTAAAGAAACTTGTCCAAAATGCGAGGTAATTAAATGATATGTCCACAATGCGGAAGTGGGTTAATACTTAAAAAAGGTTTTTCATATACTAAACACAAACCAATAGCACAAAGATACCGATGCAAAGAATGCGGACACCAATTCTTAACAAGAGTTGAAGATGAATACTCCGATCTCCCTAAAATACTTCTTATGGATATTGAAACAAGTTTATATCATGTTAGCACATGGGGAACATATAAACAATATATCCAACACTACCAAATAACAAAACATCAATATATACTAAGCTGGTCAGCCAAATGGCTATTTGATAAAAACGTACAAGGCCAAGCAGTTACTCCAGAGGAATCATTAGAGAGAAATGATAAGAGAATAGTTAAATCAATATGGACCTTATTGGATCAAGCTGATATAATTATTGGCCATAATGTCGAAAGATTTGATTTAAGGAAATTAAATTGGAGATTTATTAGTCTAGAACTATCTCCCCCAACGCCTTACAAAATCGTAGATACTTTAAAAGTTGCCAGGAAAGAATTTTTTGCTCCATCATATAAACAAGACTTTTTAACAAAGTATTTTAAATTGCAGAATAAATTAGATACTGAATTTGAGTTATGGAAAGAGTGCGAGAATGGAAATATAGAATCATTAAATAAAATGCTAGATTACAATAAACATGATGTGATCGGACTTGAACAATTATATCTAAAACTAAGACCATATATCAAAAACCATCCAAATCTAGGAGTATTATTAGATGAAGATGTTTGTCCTAATTGCGGCAGTTATGATTTAGTTGAAGAAATTGGCAAATATTATTTTACAACTGCTAATAAATTTCCGGTGTACAGATGTGCGAATTGTAAAACTCCATATATTCGACACAAAAAAAATTCAAATATGGTACAAACTAATATCAGAAGTGTACCAAAGTAATGCCTTATCAAATTTTAACAATCTATCATTCTCTATGTTTGATGATAAATAAAAAAGGTTGGCTACCAAGTGATAGGGCATAAATTAAACATAGCGCGAGTTGAGCATAATAATTGATATTTTATTCAGGCGTAATCAAATAACCGCTTAGCTCGTGCTATAAACAAGGGAGAGTAATATGAAAACACATCTAGTAAAACCAGCTCATTTTATGAAGGTTATTTTAAAATCAAATTCTCATGGTATTATTAATTTACCTAAAGAAGTAATTGAAAAAATAGGCTGGAAAGTAAATGAAAATTTAATTCTTGATATTATTACAGGCGTAAGGGATGATGATTCAGAATGGCAATTTATAGAAATAGAAAAAGAGGAAGATAGTAATTTAAAGTATAACGATAAAAATTATAATTAAACAGGGAGTAAATCATGAAACTAGTAACAGATACAAGTAAACAAGCATACAAAGAGATTATTCAAGAAGGTAAAGTAAGTACCCAAAAGAATAATATTATGCGAGTAGTAAACGAATATTATTTCTTACATGGTGTTGGGATGTCATTAAGGGAGATATGTAAGAATACAGATTATGAAATCAATGCAGTAAGCGGCAGAGTTAATGATTTAAAGAAACAAGGAAAACTTGCGACATGGTATAAGAAGAGATGTCCAATATCAAAAAAAAGAATAAATGCAATAGAACCAGTAAGGAGTGAATCATGAGATATTGGCTAGAATCTTTACAGGAAAACGCTTTTGATGTTTTCATAGTTACAATCGTAATCATTAGTATAATATCATATCATTATTTACAGAGATGGTTTATAAATAAAAAGTTTGAAAAGATGGAATCAATGTTATTAGAAATATTTGATGAGGTCGAAAAATGATGATTATAGACATATCAGAATATTTATTAAATGGAATACTGTTTTTAATGGTAGTTCATTATTTAATGTTTTTAATTAATAAATACTTAAAACCATAGGCAAAACATGAAACCACATACTGAACCATGCCCTATGTGCGGAAAAGATAAAAACGATTATGAAAGAATGATTGAAGAAAGAGAAGAACATAAAAAAAGATTACTCGCATTTTTGGCTGGTCGTAGATCAATAGAGAAATTTAGTAGCCGGGAAAATGACATCTTCGATGCTTACTATGATCATGACATAAGAGACTTTCAACAGATCGCAGATAATTATGGAATCAGTTATCAAGCAGTATCAAAATATTACGAGAGAGCTATGGAAAAATTGATATTGTTAGATTTTGAAATATAAAATCTCTAGCATTAGAGAAAATAAATTAGGATACTGTTCAAACCCTAAATCCCTTTAATATGGGATCGAATAGTATATTACTCCCTAACTACTCCCTCCCCCTTCTCCGACTACTCCCTACCATTTGTAGAATACTAAGTACAACAATATCTGAATTTAAAAGGAAAATAAAGCTACTTTTGTTTGTATAAATTTGTATATATGAAGGCACGATTAAGCCTTACTCGCAGAAAAAGATGAAATTTAGAAGGGCGATAGACAGGAATTAATCAAAGGTTGTCCGGGCAACTAACAAAAAAAATATGACAGTAGAATACTACAAACCAAATCAATTAATAATGGCAGAGTACAATCCTCGCCAACTTACCAAAGATCAACATTCTCAATTAAAAGACTCGATCAAAAGATTTGGCTTAGTTGATCCCCTTATTGTAAATAAAAACAAAGAAAGAAAAAACATTCTGGTCGGTGGCCATCAAAGATTAAGAATCGCAAAGGAATTAGGAATAAATAAGATTCCATGTGTTGAGGTTGATTTATCCTTAGACCAAGAAAAAGAACTAAACATAAGACTCAATAAGAATGTAGGTGAATGGGATTACGATTCATTAGCAAATTATTTTGATGTAGGTGAGCTAATGGATTGGGGATTTACAGATGATGAGTTACAATTCTATGAAGAAGAACCAGAACAAGGTTTGATTGAAGATGATGAGATTCCAGAAGTAGAAGAAGCCATAACAAAGCAAGGCGATCTATGGATATTAGGTGAGCATAGGTTATTATGTGGGGATGCAACCAAGAAAGAAGATGTTGATATGTTGATGAATGGAAAGAAAGCTGATATGATATTTACTGATCCTCCGTATTCCTCTGGTGGTTTTCAAGAAGCCGGAAAAGCATCTGGCTCAATAGGGACAAGAAGTCAAAAAAGAATTGCAAATGACAATTTAAGCACAAGAGGTTATAAAAATTTAATAAATAATGTATTGTCAATAAATAGAGTTGATACGATTTTTATGTTTTGCGATTGGCGAATGTGGATAGAAAATTTTGATTTATGTGAAAATAATTCATATAGAGTAAGAAATATGATTGTTTGGAATAAAAACAGAATGGGGATGGGTAGACCTTTTAGAAGTCAGCATGAGTTAGTAATATTTGGAAGTAGTGAAAATATAAAATATAAAAAATGTAACCAAGCAAATGTATTAACAGTTGAAAGATGTCGGAATGAATTACATGAAACGCAAAAACCTATTGAATTATTAATAAAAGTATTAGATAATATGGAAATTAATATATCAAAAAGAGTATATGATCCCTTTCTTGGCTCTGGAACAACATTAATAGCTTGTGAAAAAACTAATCGTAAATGTTCTGGTATGGAGCTTGATCCACATTATTGTGATGTAATAGTAAAAAGATGGGAAGAGTTTACTGGTAAGAAAGCAAAAAGAGTTGAGCGTGTCGAAGGTTGATAAGCAATCTAAGTTCAACCGAATTGATAACCTCAAAGGCAAGGGCTGGAAGAAAGGGCAATCTGGTAATCCAAAAGGTAGACCAAAGAAAGGAAATGCTTGGGCGGATATAGCTAATGAGCTACTTAATTCTAATGAGATTAATATTAAAATGAAGATGACAGATGGGAGTACAAAAAGATTAAACATTGAAGCCGATAAATCATTTCGCCATGCGGTAATTATAGGACAAATCAAACAAGCTATGGATGGGAATGTACAGGCGGCAAAAGAATTAGCTGATAGAACAGAGGGAAAAAGCAAAGAACATAGGGAGTTAAGTTTTAAAACCGAACCAATCAAAATATTGAGCATTGATTAATTGGAAAATAGATCAGAAACGAAAAGAGATTATACAGCACGAAGCATCTCGGAAAGTTTTAGTAGCTGGGCGAAGATTCGGAAAATCTCATCTTTCATTAATATGGCTTTTAAGCAAAGAAATACAATCTGGGGAAAGGCGGTGGATCATTACACCAACATACAGGCAAGGCAAAGCAACAACATGGAAACTTATGCGACAAGTGTTTAGAGATTATAAATGCCAGATCAACGAATCAGAACTTGCAATCAAATTGCCGAATGATGCAGAGATTGCTATTAAGGGAGCGGAGCAAGAGAATAATCTTCGTGGTGCTGGTATCCAGATGGCAGTTCTAGAAGAATACAGTTATATCAAACCAAGAGTATGGGAGGAAATCATTTATCCTATGCTAACAACAACAGATGGAGATGCTTTGTTCATTGGTACGCCTAATGGATACGATCATTTATATGATGCTTATCTAAGAGGGCAAAGCGATAATCCAGATTGGAAGTCTTGGCAATATACCACTTTAGATGGTGGCTATGTACCAAAGGAAGAGATTAAAAAAGCTAAGTCAATGATGGATGAAAGAGCTTTTAAAACTGAATTTATGGCATCATTTGAAACAACAGGAAACAGAGCCGCTTACAACTTTGATAGATCAATCCATGTAAAGAAAGCACAACAACTATCAAATAATTTATTTTTTGGGATGGACTTTAATATACTTGGTTCGGCTTGTTTAGGTTGTGAATATTCTGATGGGGTAGTGCATTGGTTTGATGAAATAAGAATCCCTAATTCAAATACTGAATTGATGGCGATAGAGATGAAAAAGATTGCTCCTAATATCCCTGTATACCCGGATGCAACAGGATCAGCTAGATCAACAACAAGCCACAGATCAGATCATCAAATACTAAAGGATCATGGCTTTCAAGTTATATCAAAGAAAGCAAATCCTCCTGTTACAGATAGATTAAATGCTTTGAATAGAATATTAAGGGATGCAAATGGAAAGGTTAGGATGACGATTGATCCTAAATGTACAAACTTAATTAAAGACTTGGAACAAACTCAAAGAACGAATGACAATCGAATAGATAAAAGAGATGAAAGATTATCGCATTTTTTAGATGCTTGTAGTTATTACATAGCACATAAGCATTCTTTAGTTAAGCGTGTTCCTGTAAGTGTAGAGTGGTAGATGAAATACTATGATATGATAACAATCCCGGACATGGGAAGCAAAGCAGTATTTGAGAGCATTAAGAATGCAGAAGATATTGTATTGAAGGAAGAATATAAGCGTAGGCAAATGGGATTAGATTTCTATTATAATAGAGATATTGAAGAGTATGTAAAAGACTATTTTCCCGGTACTTCATTGAGTCAGATACCACCATTGCCATTGGGGAAGATTGTTTCTCGCTTTGCTAGAGCTAGAATGATGTTATACAAATCACCAGCAAAGAGATTTGTAGGTGGTGAACTAGCAGAGGAATATCTATCCTATACTCATCATTTAAATTCATCATCTCGCATTGCAAGTGAATTGGCTTGGCTATTAGGCACGATTCATATCAAATCAGTTTGGAATGATAGAAAGCAAAAGATTGAATATCATATACTCCCCAATGTAAGAGAATATTATTATGAGGGTGAGTTAGAGCCTTATGGTTATTCGTATGAGCGTGGTAAGAATGCTAGAGGTGATAGGGAGTTCGTGTTCTGGTCAGAGGCTAGGGATGGTGAACCGGGAATGCACTTCCTATATGATATTAATGGTCGTATCTACCCAATACCAGGCAATCCAGAGATGTTAAATCCTTATGAGATCAACCCTATCTCCAGAATTATGTTTCCTTATGATGCTATGGATGTTTCTATGGCCTCACTCCATGCCTCAATAGCATTTACTGAGGTAATGTTGGCTACTCGTTATCAGATGGGATCGCCTGTTATTACTGGGATAGATCAAGAAGTTCCCAATCTAAAATGGGGAGTAGATCGCTTGATTTCTCTACCAGAAGGAAGTTCTATGTCCTTTGTCGCACCCCCTTCGAATATCAATCAGATGATCGCTGGAGTAAAAGAATTATTGAATGTAACAGGGCAAAATCACGCTTTATCAATACGATGGGGAGAGCAAGGTCAGATCCCAAGTGGCCAAGCATTAAAGATTTTAAACATGGAGAACCTAGAAAGCAGAGAATCAGACATCCCTATGTTCCAAGACTTTGAAGAAGAGCGATACATGATTGATCGCAGATTGATTGAGGTCCATACAGGAAG